CTGTCATACAGCCAGGCTTCGCTCTTGTCCACCAAGTTTGCAGGAGCAAGCCCTTTGATTTTGAGGTCCACAATTTCTGCCTGGAACTTGAACTTGGCTGCACGTTTTTCCGGGCTGATGGCCTTGGCCTTGCGGGGCTTGCGATCAACCTTCTTGATCTGCACGTAGGCACCACAGTCATTGATCACTGCTTCACAAAACTTCACAATGCCGCGCATTTGAATCTTGGTGAAGTTGCTGTAGCCTTCTGCTAACTGAGCATCCTTGCCGCCAATCACAGTTTCAAATTCTACAAGTTTGCGTTTCCAGTCCACAGCAATTTCATTCACCATTTGTGGTGCTACGTTTTTGCCACGGATAATGGTAATGGGCTTGATGTCTGCACTCATCTTGGCCCCAGACAGCACAAAATCATCAAACAAGCCTTCTAGCTCGCCTGCACACTCTGTGAGTTTTTCCCGCAGTCGATCCTGGATGGTCTGGCGGGCAGGGGCTGTGTCTGTTTTTTCTGCTTCTGCTTGTTGTTTTGTGCCCAGAGTTTCTGCCAACATGTTGTCTAGTTGGATCTGTTCTGCTTCGGTCAAGTCCAGGCCCACCATACTCATTCTGCACATCCAGCCTGCGGTCAGTCGCAGTGCAGAGTCAGGAACGCCTCGTAGAAGTCGCACATCATTTTTGCGTCCGTGAGTTTCCAAATAGCTCACTACCATGTCTCTGGCATCTTTTTTGCCATAAAAGTAGTTGTACCAGCTGAAAGCCTTGGTCAGCTGACTTACCCGATCATAAACGGGCTGTACACGCCAGCTGGGCTCATCGCCCATGAATTTGGTATCGGCGCTGCGTGGGTTTAACGGGCGCACAGTGGCGCGAACTGGTTGAGCAGTAGTTTTCATGGTACTCCTTACTAATGCAGTAATTATAACACAAACAGGATTATTGGTCAACTGACCCATAAATACATTACCATGCCCAGATTATCACTATACAAACCCAATCGCTCAGCCGACTATCAGTTTTTTGACAGAACAATAGCCGAAATGTATCAGGTGGGCGGAGCCGACGTGTATCTGCACAAATACCTGGGTCCGGCCACGGGCGACAACGGGGGCAATCCGGATGCTACCTTGCCCAAATACGATACTTCAAATCCGCTGTTTATTGAAGATCTGTTGTTGTTGGAAAACAGAGATAGAAAATACGATCAAGACATCTATGTCATGCGTGGTGTTTACCGAGCACAAGATATAGATTTTGATCTTACACAATTTGGTCTGTTCTTGAACAACGACACCTTGTTTATCACATTTCATTACAACCGCATGATAGACACCGTGGGACGCAAACTCATGAGTGGCGACGTGATAGAATTACCCAGTCTACGCGACTACAATCCGTTGAACAGTGACATACCACGAGCACTGCCCAAGTGGTATGTGATCCAGGATGCATCGTTTGCCAGCGAAGGTTTTAGCCAAACCTGGCTACCGCACCTGTGGCGTGTGAAGGCCACACCCATGGTCAATGCACAAGAGTACAATGACATTACCAAGCAGCCGTTTGAACCCAACAACATCTGGGATCCGGGCAATTTTTATCCAGGTGGAACAACTGTGTTATACGGCGACAAATATTATATTTCAAACAAAAATGTTCCTCCGGGCACAGAGATAACCAATGCAGAATACTGGACTGAAAAAACCAATCCTGCAAGCATTGCTGATTGGCAAAGCACAAGACCCAAGGATCTGGAACTGAATGATGCTATCTTGGTTCAGGCCGAAGCAGAAGTTCCCAAGTCAGGATTTGATGTGGTTAAATTTTACATAGTGGCCACCAATTCAGATGGCACACCTGCTAACCCTGAGTCAGCAACCTACACCGCAGATTACACCATCACAGATGCCAGCCGCACTGTGGCCAACGATGGCAACACTCCAAGAAGTGATGGCTACACAGCCGGATACCTAACTGGTGACGGCAAAGCACCCAACGGATTGCCTGTGACTGCTGGAGTTAATTTTCCGCCCGCTCCTGTAGCTGGGCAGTTTGCACTGCGTCTGGATTATTTCCCCAATCGCTTGTTTAGATTCAACGGCACCAGCTGGATCAAGATCGAAAGCGATGTTAGAACCAACCTCACTCCAGGTGCCAACAACAATACCTTGCGGTCGGGCTTTGTGAACAATACATACACTGTGAACACCACTGATCTCGGCAACATACCTAGTCGTCAGAGTCTGAGTCAGGCACTGATACCCGATGCTGTCAACGGCGACGATGGCGGTAACAAAACTGCAAATCCCTATCCGGCCACACAACCATATCAGAAGTCCAGTTAACCAGGTACAATTCAATGAATCAATTTTTTTTCGACGAACAGATACGTAGATATCTGTTGCAATTCACCCGCATGTTCAGCTTGTTTGAAGTTGAGTACGGGCGTGACGAGCAAGGCATCAAGGATCTGGTGCGTGTGCCCATACGCTATGGCGACGCCAGTCGTCAGGCACAGACAATTATACAACAGAACTCTGCCAACTCGCTGCCATCCTCTCCCTTGATGACTTTTCACATCACAGGCCTGGACTACGACCGACCCAGAATGCAAGAACCCTATCATGTGAACAAAATGATGGTTCGTCAGAGATCATATGATCCTGGCACAGAAACTTATGAAACCACACAGGGCAATGCGTTTCAAATTGAACGCCTGATGCCGGTGCCCTACAAGTTGACAATCAACCTGGATATATGGACCACCAACACCAATCAAAAGATGCAGTTGTTTGAACAAATTGCTACCTTGTTTAATCCTTCTCTAGAAATACAGGCCACAGACAACTATGTTGACTGGACCAGTCTTACCACCTGCGATCTTGACCGTGTGAACTGGAGTTCACGATCTATTCCTGTAAACACAGAAAATCCCATAGACATCATGACTCTGACTTTTAGCCTACCAATCTGGATATCAAGTCCTGCCAAGGTCAAGAAACTGGGTGTTGTGGAACGTGTGATTGCATCTGTGTTTGATGCCAATGGTGACGCCAACAACGCACTACTGGACAACGACCTGTTGCTGGGCACCAGAGTCAAGGTAACTCCTTGGAGATATCAAGTGTTGCTGTTGGATGGACAACTACAGGTGTTGCAGCCTGCTGAGGTTGTGAATCCTGATCGACTGAGCCTGGCACCGTTCTCATTCCCCATAGTAGAAAATCCACAAATCACATGGCCAGCAGTGGCCAGTGCCTACGGAGTTCTTAGACCTGGCATCAGTTACATCACTCTGGACAATCCCTGGGCACCTGATTCCAGCATTGTGGGTACTATTGCAGTTAATCCTGCTGATGACCGATTGCTGATCTTCAACATTGATCCAGACACTGCACCACAAAACACTCTGGATCCTGTGAACTCTGTGGTCAATCCCTTGACTGCTGCTCCCGGAGATGGCTTGCCTGCTGCGGCTACAGGACAACGATACCTGCTGACTGAAAGCACCGGCGATGCTGCCAATGTGGGCACCAATCCCACTGCCTGGAGTGGATCTGGTGCACAGCCCTTGATTGCCCACAGCGGCGACATTGTGGAATACAATGGTGCAAGATGGATCATAGCATTTGACAGTCAACACGATGTTGGTGCTCAATATGTGGTCAACTTGACCACAGGGATTCAGTACTACTGGGACAATGTAAAATGGGTCAAGAGCATTGATGGCTTGTACGCCGGAGGAGCATGGAACCTCATATTGTGAAGGCAGTGGGGGTATGGTTCTTTTGTACTGCCACACACAGATACCTGTATCTACTGCGCAACGATTCCAAGTATCCTGACACCTGGGGACTGGCAGGTGGCAAGGTAGAATACGGTGAAACCTTGATTGCAGCAGTGGAACGAGAGTGCTCAGAAGAACTGGGTGCCATGCCCGAATACAAGCAATTGATTCCTATTGAAAAATTCACATCGCCTGATTCAGCCTTTGAATATCACACCTTCTGGTGTCGGGTAGAGCAGGAGTTTGTGCCTGAACTGAATCATGAACATGTGGGCTATGCCTGGATCAGCACAGGACGTTGGCCCAGGCCCTTGCATCCTGGATTGTGGAACACTGTGAATCTAGACGCTGTGCAGCAAAAGATTCGTCAGATTGAACAGACTTTGTAACGTGCCTACTACTATCTCTTATGTTCCAGGTTCATCTGCTGGCAATGGTGTGTTACCTTCACTTAGCCAAACTAAGTAGTTTTGGTAGTCTGTGTTGGCAGGGTCGAATACAAAAGATATAGTCTTATCATCTTCAATTTTTGCTGCACCACCAACTTGTCCTGTAAATTTACATTTAATTAATTTATACATTTATAACTCCGCTGTTAACCAAAGATATGCTGTTTGACTGTTGCCTATTAATAACTGATATGCTCTTGCTGCGACTAAACCAGTTGCACCACTAAAAGCAAGTACCACAGAATATGGGGTAGATCCTGTATCTAGCGTTGGTGCTGAAATTGTTGGTATAGTAACTCCGTCGTATAATGCAAAACTACCACTAGTTGTTACGCTCGGTATCACTCTCAAAATTACTAAAGGGTTGACTTGTGCTATACCTGTGCCAGTGCCCGTAGCAGGACCATATCCAATACGAACATAAGCATTAATAGCCGGATTCACTGTATCTGAACCTTTGTATACTTGACAGTATCGTTGACACAGCGTCAACTCCGTCCCATAAGGCCGATAGTCAAATGCCGTGGCTGTACTGCCTTTTTCAAGCTGTACATTTCCAATTGTCCAAGTCAATCCCGCCGTCAATGCACCAACAGTAAACAAAATTTGTATGCCTGTAGTAGCCGCCGCAGGGATGCTAATGTTTGTAGAGAAGTTAGTAACTGTTGCGCTAACAGTAAATGTACCTGTTGCAATTTGGGTGACAGTTGGACTTGCCAACGAGCCAAATGTATCCGCAGTTGTTGTTGCGTAATAAGCTGTCCAAGTAACTGTTGTCAGAGTTGCCGATATAGCCAAGTCTGCCGACAATGTACAAGTAGACCCTGCTAAATCGTAAGAGTTTTTTTGCTCAATACGTTGACCAAATCCTACGGCGGTAACTGATGCCGCACCTGTAAATCTGTATCTGTTTTGAACTGCTCCTGAACCAGCAACTTGTTGACCAGTAACGTTAGCCCCTGTGCAGTACCCATACCATCTGTCAACAGAATAAGCCAACGCCCCCGCCGCAGTAAATGTTTGTGATGCACCTGCGTTGCGCTGGTCAATCACCATTGCGCCGTTAATGATGCGGTTCTTAAACCCAAACCCGGTTGCTGCTGTGTTCTGTGTTGACGTGTCAGAGAATGTAACACCTGTTGTTCCGGTTATATTGCCACTGACATTGATACTCACAAATGTGTTACTGACCGATGTGCTCACTGTCCAAGCTGGCAGTGTGTTGCTATAGGTATAGGTAATACCGTTTATGTTGGCCTGTTGCCCATTGGTTGGTGAGGTTGGAAATGCCATTATAATCTTCCTACTACTATTTCAATTGTGCCAACACCAGTGCCATTGTAACTTTCCACTGCTTTGCCAATGATCACACCTGGTTGATAGTGTTGCATGTCCAGGCGTTCAGCAACACCTGCTCGATTGCTGGATACCACTCGATCACCAGCAGCAACAGGTCCAATCACTTGACAAGGTACACGGCCAATTAGGCCAACGTCTACTGTGTATTCCGAAACCAAGCCCGAATTCATCACGTGAGCAGGATTAGTAGATACTACTCCAGCAATTCTAGCATCATGGCCAACAGTGCTGATGGTGACTTCTTGACTGCCACCAAATACTAGCACAGTGCCCGGAGGATATTCGGCATCTGATTTGTAGACTTCGGCCAAGTCAGCATAAAGTGCTGTAGTTGCTTGGGCAAATAGTCTATTGAAATAGGTACCTGAGCTACCAATATTACCAACTGCATTGCCGGCTCCATTCACAATGGCAGTGGCTGCTGCACCTGAGTTCACTGTAATTATGCCTGCTGTGGTTATATTGCCACCAGTAATATTACCAGTAACTGAAACTACTGTACCAGTGTGACTGGTCACGTTTACAATATTTGTAAACATGCCGTTGTTGGCAGTTACGTTACCAGTTGCCGAAATTAATCCAGTTGTGGTCACATTGCCGCCTTGGATGTTACCAGTGACTGATAAGTTGGCAAAACTTGTGGGGAAACTTTGATCAACCCATTGGTTACCAGTACCATCATTTATGTACAAATACAATTTGTCAGCATAAGAGTCGTACCAGTTATCTCCTGCCACGGCACCAGTAGGTGCGGTGTTGGCTTGTGTGGTCCATTTGTAAACTCTAGTGCCACCAGATATTACGTTGCCACCTGTGATGTTGCCTGTGGCTGAAATTACGCCAGTGACAAATTCACCAGTGGCGGCAAACACAGCCACATTAGCAGTTCCACCAATGTTCACAGTGGCATTGCCACCTGAACTGGCAATAGTGATATTACTTGTACCATTGGCAATATTTGCGCCACCACCCCCGGATATGCCTGTCAGCAAGGATCCGTTGCCAACAAAATAATTGCCAGTCACGTTGCCAGTCACACTCACAGTAGTTCCGGTAAAACTGGCTGTGTTTACACTTGTGGTGAATATACCGTTGTTGGCAGTGACGTTACCTGTGACACTTATAGTAGTTCCGGTAAAACTGGCTGTGTTTACACTTGTGGTGAATATACCGTTGTTGGCAGTGACGTTACCTGTTACTGAAACTACTGCACCTGTGAAGCTGGCTGTGTTTACACTTGTGGCAAATATACCATAGGTAGAAGTTACACTACCACTTGCTGTGCCTGACCAAGTTGGAGAAGCTGAATCACTAGTGGCTGCGGCAACGTTGGTTACTGTGAGAGCATAACTGGAGCTGTCAGTTAAAAATCCAGCACCAACAACAGTATTCATTAACAAACCAGTACTATTGCCTGTTATGGCTGCTGATGGATTTCCGTTGATGTTGGCACTTTGGGTACTAGTCAGTGGTGTAGTTGATGGTGTAAAGTTTGCAGTATATACTGCCACGCCCTTGACCACCCGCATGTTGGAAATATACCCATTCATTTGTCTGAAAGGAGTACCAGATACAGCAGTGTAATTCAACGATCCTATATAGTTCAATGTTCCTGCGTACAAAGAACCGCTTTGGGTATAACTTGAACCAACCTGAGTTCCGTTGAGAAATACTTTAAAAGTATTAGTTGATCTTGTTACTGCTGCATGATACCAGGTGTTTGATGCAACAGTACCAATAACACCGCTGTTGATGGCCCAGGTTGCACCATCAGTTGACACATAAAAAGCAAGTCCGCTGGTATCAAGTCCTAATCTCACAGCTGAGTATGCACTGGTATTACCATTCAACCATATCAGTGTTTGAGCACTTGCCTGTGCAATATCATTGGTCCTAAACCAACACTCGACAGTGAAATCTCCAGTGGTCAACGCCAGTGGAGTAGACGAACTTGGTAATGTAAGGTACTGAGTAGTACCATTGAACAGCACACTACCCGACACAATTGTGGTAGCAGTATTAACGTTGGCACCTGTGACATTGCCACTTACTGACAGCGTACTCAAAGTACCAACTGAAGTGATATTTGTTTGTGCTGCTGTTAACAAGGTTCCTATTATGTTACCACCTGTAATATTGCCTGTAACTGATACCACTGCGCCTGTATAACTGGCCACGTTTACAATATTTGTAAACATGCCGTTGTTAGCAGTTACATTGCCGGTGACTGATACCACTGCACCTGTATGACTGGCCACGTTTACAATATTTGTAAACATACCATTGTTGGCAGTTACGTTACCTGTAGCCGAAATCAAGCCAGTGACATATTCACCTGTGGTGGCAAACACAGCAACACTAGAAGTTCCGGCCACGCCAACAGTGACATTACCCGAACTGGCCACTACCACGTTACTGGTTCCGTTCACAACAGAAGTTGGTGCTCCAGCCGAGACGCCAGTCAGTTGACTACCGTTGCCAATAAAGTAACTGCCAGTGACATTGCCAGAAACATAGGCTGTACCGGCTACACTCAAATTACTGGTGGGAGCTGTATTACCAATACCCACGTTGCCGTTGATGTCAATTCTCAATCTTTCAACAGCACTAGTGAGCATAGTCAATGGCAGATATGTGCCTGCTCCTGTGATACTCGATGATACTCGCATATCAGTAGAAGTTGCAGCTAATTGAATTATACTAGCAGTAGTTGGATCGCTATTGTTTACTGCGGTAAAACTGGTATTCACAGCAGTACCACTTGGTATTATGTATATGTTTGTGGCACCATTAGCTGTGCTTGTCTGGAACATTGCACGATTGGCAACAGGTACACTGCTAAAGTCAGCAAGAATACGTTGGCCTGTGCCGCTTAAAGTTAAATTACCAGCTGTTGATATGTTACCACCAGTGACATTGCCAGTTACACTTACCACAGCACCAGTATGAGCTGTTGCTGATATATTGCCGCCAGTGACATTGCCAGAAACATAGGCTGTACCGGCCACAGCCAGATTGGTAGTTGGGGCTGTGTTACCAATACCCACGTTGCCATTGGTATCAATCCTGGCTCGTTCACTACCACCGGTATAGAAGGTCAGTGGTAAATATGATCCGGTACCAATTTGTCCTGCTTGAAGTCTACTGTCGGCAGCGGCTGCAATTAGTTGGGCGGTTGATGTGTTGCTTAGGTCGCTATTATTTGCAGCAGTAAAACTAGATAAATTGCCAGTTCCATTGGGAATAGCGTATAAGTTTGTGTTGCTATTTGCTGTGCTTGCCTGAAACATTGGGCGACTTGTGACAGTGGTGTTGCCAAAGTCACCAAGTATGCGTTGTCCAGTTGAACTGAAAGTTAAATTACCAGCTGTTGATATGTTACCACCAGTGATATTACCTGTCACTGATACAACTGCACCTGTATGACTTGCTGTATTCACAATCGTGGTGAACATGCCGTTGTTGGCAGTGACGTTGCCTGTCACTGATACCACAGCACCTGTGAAGCTGGCTGTGTTTACACTTGTGGCAAATATACCATAGTTAGATGTTACACTACCAGTAGTACTTGCAAATGGAGTCAATGCAGTGCTAGTGGCTGTGCCAACATTGGTTACTGTGAAATTATAACTTGAGCTATCAGTTAAGAACCCAGCGCCATTTGCAGTATTCAACAACAAACTGGTACTGGTACCTGTTATTGCAGCACTTGGAGTTCCGTTGACATTGGCACTTTGAGTACTTGTCAGCGGCACTGCTGACGGTGTAAAGGTGCCAGTATACACTACTACGCTTTTTACAATTCGAAAATTAGATATATATCCTGGGAAGAATGCATTTGCACCTATTGCATTGTTGCCAATAGCAGGAACTCCGGTGCCCGAATATGCAGTTCCACCCACAGTTGCTGTTCCATACAAAACACCATTGAACCAAAAAGACAACGTTGTTCCACTTTTTGTTATTGCAAAATGATTCCAGACATTAGCTGTAAGTGATATATTACTTGATTGATAGTTGGTAGTAGTTCCGGCTGTACCATCGGTGGACTGTTGAAAACCAATCTGATAAGCAGAACTGTTTTGCTGAATAATAAACGATTCTTCAAAATTAGTTGCCGCTGTATATCCCTTCTGGAAAATTCTAAAAGCACCAGTTTGCGCAGTGTTTGCTGGCAACGAAGTTAAATTTACCCAGGCCTCCATTGTGAAGTCACTGGAACTCATCTGAAGCGCAACATTTGATGCCAGTGTAAGATACTGAGATGTGCCATTGAATAACACACTGCCTGCACCAGAAATTGGTTGACCAGTGATCACATTGCCGCTGGTGATATTGCCTGTAGTGCTGACTGGATTTGAACCTAGTGCAGCCAGGTTGGCCACAACATTGGCATTGCCATAACTTGACACAATACCTGTTAGAAGCGATCCGTTGCCAACAAAATAACTACCAGTGACATTACCTGTGACCGAGACCACAGCACCTGTGAAGCTGGCTGTGTTCACCATCGTGGTGAACATGCCGTTGTTGGCTGTGACATTACCTGTTGCTGATACATTGCCGCTGGTAACGTTGCCTGTGGTGGATACTGGATTTGAACCTAGTGCAGCCAGGTTGGCCACAACATTGGCATTGCCATAACTTGACACAATACCTGTTAGAAGCGATCCGTTACCTGCAAAATAACTGCCAGTGACATTACCACTCACACTAACTACTGCACCAGTAAAGCTGGCTGTGTTTACACTTGTGGTGAATATACCGTTGTTGGCTGTGACGTTGCCTGTTACTGAAACTACTGCACCAGTAAAGCTGGCTGTGTTCACAATATTTGTAAACATGCCGTTGTTGGCTGTGACGTTGCCTGTAACCGAGACCACAGCACCTGTGAAGCTGGCTGTGTTTACACTTGTGGTGAACAAGCCAGTGGTGGCAGTGACTGTGCCTGATGTGTTGACAAATGGCGTTAATGCTTGACTAGTAGCTGTACCAGTGTTGGTTATTGTAGCATTATTAGTGGAGCTGTCAGTCAAGAAGTTGGCACCGTTAACTGTATTCAATAACAAACTGGTACTGGTACCAATAATTGCAGCTGAAGGGTTACCATTTTGATTGGCACTTTGAGTACTTGTTAGTGGGGCTGTTGCTGGTGTAAATGTGGAAGTGTAAACTGCTAGCCCTTTGACAACACGTAGATTAGAGATGTAACCTGACCAGTAACTGGGTGTACTCATTGCACCAACTGTCATACCATTTTGTGACAAACTATATCCACTAGGAGTTCCAGATGTTGTAAAT